GCAGCTTCGCTTTCGTGCCATCTTTCTGACCTTTCATCCATTGCCCACTCCATATTTTCAAGTTTCTCCTCGAGCTTCTCTCTTAAGTTTGTTAGTTTAATTAAATTTGCTTTCATAATGTTTAGTTTTTGTTATTGTTTTATAAAATTAAAGTAGTGTTTCATAGCTTTTCAACTCGGCAATACTTTTACTCGCAACTTTGCCTGCGGTACTTTAATTATTATGGTGTAAATATACAAACAAATATTTTATATAAACAAATTATAAACAACTTTTTTTTAAATTATTTTTATTCTTATCTGTAAACCACAAAAAAACCACCTTGTGATAGGTGGCTTAATTGACTGCTAAACAGTTGAAAACAATAACAAGACATTGGTTAGTCTATTCAAAGATACACATTATTAGCGTTATATAAGTAAGGTTTATTGCGAAGTTATTAACTAAAAGTTTTGTTTGTCTTTTAGTTCTTGTAGTTTAGTCTTGTATTGGTCAAATATTTCTTGCCATTCTGGGTCTGTAAGTTTTAAAACCCCTCTTGACTTTTGTAATAGTTCTTGTGATAGTTCTTGCCCCAAAGCTATACTATACTCATACTGACGTCCATATTCAAATCTGTTACATTTTCTGCATTGTGCGTGTACGTTACGTTCATCGTACCTTGTGATTAAGTGTTGTCTACCAATGAAGTGTCCAGCATCTGTTTCTGTAAAGTGTACTTTTTTACCACAGCTTACACAATTACAATAACCAGTATTGTTATCCGCATCTCTACGTCTTATAAACTCGTGAAAAGGTTTATCAATCTTATTCTTCCAATACTTTAATGTTTTCTTTTTTGGCATTGTTTTGGTTTTTTGGTTTTAGAATACACCTCAAAACGCATATTCATTATAAATTTGTTTTTTATCTTTTTATTTAGAAATATATTTATATCTATATATTTAGAAAACAGTTTTTTATAATAAATGGTACAAAGTTATATATTTATTTTTAGAAAAAAAAATTATTTTTTCCAATGCTTTGTAATCTTCTCTGCACTACGCATACCAAAATACCCACCATAGACTAATAATAAAAGTGAAGAAAGTAAGTCTATCCAGTTAGGGTCTATTTTAAAGCCTTCTAACGAACTATCTAATATTATATACACAAATAGTGTAGCTGTTAAAAAAGCAAGCGTTAATGGTCTTATATTGCGTGTAAGGTAGCTGTCTGTTTGGTTGTCGCTTACCCATCGCTTTGTGGTTTCTTGCATTTCTAACATATCGTACCGCAGTTCTTCAAGTAGAAGTTCTTTGTCTGCTTCTGATAGTTTATCGTCTTTACCTATCTTATCTGCAAGGTCTTTTAATTGTTCTATACCAGTAACACTACCAACAACCGATAATAGCTCTGGTGCTACGTCTTTACCTTGCTTCACGAGCCAACGTAGAGCATCGCCTACTCTTGTAGTGCCATTCTTTTTCTTGTAATCACCCATTCCATCTCGCTTTAGTCTTTCTTATATCGTAGTGTACAAACGTATCATACAGTCCTAAACCACCTTGTAGCATATGTCCCATATTTATAAGTTCCTCTATTAGTGCGAATACCTCTGCTGGTTTTAGGCTCTGTATGGTTATGTCTGCTGCTTTGCCTAATAAGTGTTGTGAAGTTTTTGAGCCGCCTATCTTTGCGTTATGCTCTGGGCATCTGTAAGCACTATTAATAGTTATAGGTCTACCAGTATAATCTCTTAAAAATTGTAGTTGTCCAGCAAGTTTAATAATGTTCTCGTATACCTCTAAAGGCATATCACACCCACCCTTACATTCAAACTCTTTTAATTTAAAGTTTTTCGTCATCTTTATTACCTTGATGTATCTTTTGCACAGTATAAACAATAGAAGCTAATAAAAGAATAATCTTTAAACTGTTCTCAACGTGCGTAAAGCTAACCCCTAAAGAAATAGCATTAAAAAACGCTACTCTCAAATCTCCTACTGTCATAGCATCAGTCCCTTTAGAAAGTTATTCCATTTAGCTATTAAGTAAAACTGTAAAGCCTCAATCTTGTCTGCTATGTATCTCAATCCTTTTACCATAGCTTATGAGAATGACCATCCAGCGAATGTGTGGACTCCGTTACCTTCTACTTCAATTTCTTTAGAAGCCCATCCATAAGGGTAAGCAATAGATGTTTCTGCTGGTGTTACTAACATACCATCTTCATCTAAAACTGCTTCTGCATCTACGCTTGTAATTTCAGCTACATTCCAAAGTACGTCTACTGAATACTTATCAGACTGTACACCTTCAATAGAGATGTTACCTTCTTCATCATATTCTGGAGTAGTTGTCCATAAGTAACCTAATTTTACAACAGTATGTCTGTGCGTTGGGTTTCCTTCATCATCACTTGGTAAAGCTGCTATTCTTGTTTCAGCTACTTCTTGAGATGCAAATTCGTATTTTTTAAAGATATGTTTCATTTTATTTATTTACTCTTGTTTTTATTATAGGTGTATTTGTTACACTTAACTTGTTAATGCTGCTAATTCTTGGTCTGTTAATGCTGTGTTGTAGACTCTTACTTCTTTTGTTTCACTATAAAAATGACTTCCACCACCTATATTAAAACCAATAGAATTTAATGTATTTGCAGTAAAAACCGAACCACTTGTATCAGTACTTCTTTCAACACCATCAACCCATAATGCAAAATCATTTGCTTTATACTTAACTGCTATTTTACTATTTTGTGTTATATCTGGCGATGTGTAAGTCAATACAGCTTGGTTAGTTCCATTATAAACAACTGCTAAAATTCTATTAGATACATTTGTATAACCAACCCTAACAACATTAGAACTTGTCCCATCTGAAAGACCAAAACGTTTTTCGCTTAAATCGTTTGACAAAGCCTTTGTTTCAATATACAAAACACCCTCTATTGAATTTATCACTTGGTCATTACCTGCACCATCGCAAGTTTCTGCTGCACGAGTAACTGCTGCCGATGTGGTTTTGATATAGCTTGTTGGATATGAGCCTTCTTCGAGCATTGCTCCCCATAAATAAACATTCCCATTACCATCTCCGTCATAAGTAACTTGGTTAACATTAGTTGAATTGTTACTGCTTTGTGTGGCAAGTGTTACTTGATAAATATTAGGTGTCGTAGCAAATTGTGCAGTAATTTTGCATCTATACCAGCCATTACCATAATCAATAATTTTAGAATCAATTAATGTAGCACCAGAGGTTAACGATTCTCCTAAAATACCATTTTCTAAATCAAAAACTCTACTTGCAGTATGGCTATTTGCAGTATTAATAAGTGCAAGTTGTATATTAGATAAAGTGCCTTTTTTCGCAAATATACTTAAATTATAATCAGTAGATGCACTTAAAGATACAGAATCTCTCAATCTATGTATTCCGTTTGCGGTATTATCTGTTAATGTAGAAGCGTTTAAACTTCCATTTGGAGAAATTAAACTATTACTTGTTATTGTTGTGTTACCTTTAGTCCAACTACTCTGACTAAAATCTTCACTATAAGTAATTAAATTAGTTCTTGCTGGTTCAAGTAAAAGATGTGGACATCCTACAACCTCTCCATCTAACAATGAATAGTTAAGTCTGTTCTCTCCACTTGCTACTTCTTCTATTAGCCCTTGTGCGTTTATTCTTGTAGCCGTACTTGCTCTATCAAAGTCAAAATCCCCTACACCATCGCTTGGAAGTATAGAGTAAACCTTATCGCCAATAGTGGCTGGTATTAATGCTAAATTTGGTTTTGCCATTTTATTAATTGTTTAAGTCTTTTAATGCAGTTGTATGTGTCCAATCTGCTACGCATTTCTTTGCTTCTACTCCGCCAGACCTTACATCCATTGTAAACTGACCACTAAAGAAGTCTGGTTTAGTTCCTATTGAAGATGCAGTATCTATTGCCACACCCCACCAGCTTGTGTTATATATTTCTCCCCAACTCATTTCTTATTTTGTTTAAATTCGTTATAAAACCTTTTTGCCTCTTTTTCGCTTTTGCTCTCTATGTACTGTTTTAGCTTATTGAGATTTATTTCTTTTACCTTATACTTCATTAGAGCACCCATCCTTTAAAAGTTGTGTCACTATCTGGGCTTATATCCTCATTAGTGTTGCTTAAATACTCTGGGAATAAGTTATTGTTAAAACATAAATAGTCTACTAATCGTGTTGAGTAGTAGTTTGCGTATTCCCTTGCTTTTCCAACTAAATAATCTACCTCGTTCTTGTCTACGTTTTGTGCTGTTTCGCTACTGTGTTTAAGTACAGATTTATTTGTAATTGTATATGCCGCAAATGGTATGTAATTCATCTGCGCAAACCAAATTAATGTTGGCTGAACGTATGTGTTTACCAATGTCAAATAATCGCCACTTAAATTACCAGCTATAATGTCAGCACTAATCTTGTTGTATAAGTCTGTACCTAATAAATTCTGTATGTCTATTTGTTGCGCTACCTTAACAAACTGTAGCATCTTGTCAATGTCTACATTCCCATCAATTATGGAGTTTTTCTTAAGGTCTGTTGTGCTTATAAATAATGCTGTTGCCATTTGTTATTTGTTATAATTAGGATGATGTCCGTTATTAGGCATATCTTTAGGTGCTTTCTTTGCATCTTTCCATCCTCTTGGTTTGCCTTTATAAGATTTAGGTATATCATCAACCTCAACATAATCTTTAATTTTGTCAGATTTTTCTATATACTTTCCGTTTGTTTTTTTCTTTAGCCTATATAGTTGTTCAGCCCAATAATGTCCACAGTTCACACCGCCTTTCCAACGGAACAAATCGTATTTTTTACCCTTATGGCCAAAACTTTCATTTACACCCTTATCAGAAGCTGCGTCTATATCCTCAATTCTATAAACCATATTACGAGCCATAAGTGCTTTACAAAAAGTTCTTGTATTAGTGCTGCTGTATTTTTCCGCATATCTATAACGTACTTTATAATAGCTTTTATCTAATACTGAAAAATCGCCTTTGCCTTTTTTAAGGTTTGGTATACTTTCAGCAAACTTTTGTAACAAACTTTTCTTTGGCTCTATTAATTCATTAGCCCAAACATCAATGTCTGTATTATCTTCTGAATATTCTCTTTCTTCAACTAACTCCCATTCTTCGTCTACTTCTTCGCCTTGTAGGTTTTCTAAAATATGGTCGGCTTCGTTGTCTGCTAATTCTCTACTTAACTTAACACCAGTTTCTTCTTCTTTAGTTTCTTCATCCTCTACGTTTTCAAGGTCTGTAAACT